AAAAAATTATGAAACACTTACTCCTGATCTTCACCGGTCTATTTATAACCGGCTATCTGTTTACCGAGTCTTGGGCTGTAGAATCCCCTAAGACAAACGAAATCGATGCGTTGCTAGCCAAGGTATCAAAGAACATAAACAATGCCTCACAGGCCACCGCAATGGCCAAGGAGGTATCGCAGAAGATGGCAGAAGAAAAGGCCAAGGAGAAAGAGCAACTAAAGCAATCAGTAATTGACGCTGTCGCCAAGGTTGAAAAGATGGAGAAGGTGCAAGAGATGTACGCTGCCAAGATGATTGCCAACGGCATTGACACCACCATTGAGGAGATTAAGATGACCGGTCCCGCATACGATGCTTACTTGAACTATGTTGAAGAGGGCGGCAAAGATGACTTTGAATATTTTAGAATGTACTTATGGCGGCAACAAAAGTAAAAAGCAACACGGCATCCTCATGGAAGCCAAAGCCAAAGGTCTCTAGACCCGGCGTTGTTTCCAAGAAGAAGAACTCTTCCTTGAAGACATCCAAAAATTATGTCAAAAAATATAAAGGCCAAGGCAAATGAAAAAGATATTGGAAATTTTTAAGGGAGACAAAGGCGAATTCTCGAGCAAGCGCTTTGTCGGAATCATCGGTGCCTTCGTTTTATTTGGTACCATGGCGCACAACTCAATGTCTCCACAAGAGATAGCCCCAAGCGCTGAACTGGTGGCTGCCGTAGAGTGGGTAACCATTCTGTCGTTGGGCTTCACATCCATTGACAAGTTCAGCGGGAAGAAAACCGAGGAATGAGATACCTGATCATCATACTTCTTCTCTCGTCCTGTTCTGCCCAGTGGCATATCAAGCAGGCGTGCAAGAAGGATCCTGCTATCTGCGCCCCGGATACGCTTACCTTCGTCGACACAATCAAGGTGCATGACTCTTTGTACTTCGAGAAGATCGTAGTCACCAAGGAGATTGACACCATTACCATTGATACCGGTGGCATTCAAGTCAAGGTGATCCGCTACAAGGACACCATCAAGACCATCGTCACTCAAAAACCAAAGACAATCATCAGGACCAAGACCATCACAACCAAGCCAAGATTGATATACAAAGAGCAAGATTATCCTTGGTGGCTTGTAATTGTGGCGGCAATTTTATTTATTTTGCTGATTATTAAACGATAAGACCATGAACCTTACAGAACATTTTTCAATGAAGGAGTTGACTCAAAGTCAGACTGCCATCAAGAACGGGATTCCTAACATCCCCAAAGACCCACAGGTTGTAGCCAACCTAACCCTATTGTGCGAGAAAGTGCTTGAGCCATTGCGCGAAGGCATGAAATGCCCCATCAGAATCAGCAGCGGATACCGCTCACCTGAGTTGAACAAACTCATTGGTGGTGCCAAGGCGAGCCAACACAACATTGGTGAGGCTGTCGACATTGACTTGGACGAGAAGAACGCAGAGTTGTTTTCTTACATCGTGAACAACCTTGACTTCGACCAAATCATTTGGGAGTTCGGAGATGACAAGAACCCTGACTGGGTACACGTATCTTACAAGGCTGCCGGCAACCGCAAGCAATTGTTGAAGGCATTGAAGTTGAATGGCAAGACATCCTACCAAGTGATGGATGCTTCTAAGTTCAAAGCCAAGAAGAAAGCAAGCAAGTAAATTGGTTTAGTCATAGTACATCAGTCCCCCTCCACCAAGGGGGATTTTTGTTTTTAAAAAAGGTATATATTTGTACTAAAATCAAATCAAATGAACTTAACAAAAGAAGAACTAGAAGCAATCCAGCAAATGAATGCTGAGTACAACCGTTTGAGGCTGAACATTTCAGACCTTGAGATGCAAAAACACTCTGTATTGATGATGCTTGATTCCTTGCGTGAGAAATTCTCCAATCACGAGAGGCTGTTGATTGATCGCTACGGAGCAGATGCGGTGATCAACATGCAAACAGGGGAGATAACCAACAAAGAAAAAAAATAATGGCACCTGCAAAATTCATTGGAATGCTATTCCAATCACGCGACATGATGCACTTGATGCATCTCAAGACTGAATCCTTTGCCGAGCATAAGGCGCTCAACGCGTACTATGATGGTATCTTGGAGTTCACCGACAGTTTCACTGAGTCGTACTTCGGTTACTACGGGCGTTTGGATATCACGATCCCTCAGTCTACAGCAGAGGATGCTATCACCCACTTGAAGTCATTGGCAAAGACCATCGACGACGAGTATAAGAACTATCCTCATTGCTTGCAGAACATCTTGGATGAGATGTCAGCCCTTATTTATAAAACCTTATACCTATTAACACTTACCTAAGATGAAAATTTCACAGTATAACCTCGACAATTCTCCGACCGTATCAGATAAATTAATTGGAACGGAAACGTCATCTAGCAATGAAACTAAGAACTATACTCTTGGTGCTATTGCTTCCTTATTTGCTAGTACTTTTGAATTCACTCCTGTGTTGGCTGCTCAGTCCACCGTGACTCAAGCGCCAAGCGCGTTGAACACAGCACAGCAAGTAACTTTCGGTGCGGCTCAAGGATCGTCAGGCGATGCTGTGATGATATCATCGGGTGGCTTGATCACCTTCAACCAAACTGGTTTGTATCTGATCAACGGGTACGGCAGTGTTGAGCGTCAAGGTTCTTCAGGCGGTACAGCCATCTTCTTGTTCAGATTCTTGGTGAATGGCACTCAAGCAGGATCGGTAAAGGCGTTCCATTTGGATACTCCTAACTTGAGTTCTCCATACGAGATCACTTTCCCTATCAACATCACTACCGCTGGTACTACTGCATCGTTTGAAGTCATGCGCGACAGTTCGGGAACGAACGCCGGTGGTCTGTATCCGCACACCAACTTGGGTGGATGGAGCAATACGCCATCAGCCGAGGTGAACATCTGGCAACTCCAGTAACATCATTAACAAAATCAAATCTAATCAAATGAAATATGGACATCAGGAAAATAGCGATTGGTCCGGACTACAAGGGGGGTGCTATGCATTATATCGTGGGGCAAAAGGTGCTGAACGATACCAATGAGATACACCTAATCAAGTACGACGAACGTAAGCAATCGATCAAAATTTACATCATCAACCCCAAGCAAGAGGTTGTTCTTTGGAAGGAGTTTTCTTCTACCATCCCTGTATCCATAGAATACAACATTAACTATTGATGCAGTCACCATTTTATTTTATCGCCAAGCCAGTGAAGGGGAAGCGATATAACAACACCAAGGAGATTGGTGGTATCGAGTTGATTATCAGCACCTCCGAAGAAGATCATAAATTTTCAAACCGAGAAGCAGAGGTCATTGAAGTACCCCGTGGGTACGATGGGCCGATTGTTCCGGGAGATATCTTATTAGTACACCACAATGTTTTCAAATTCTACAACGACATCAAAGGCAATCGAAAGAGTGGGAAGAGTTTCTTTCGTGAAGATTTATTTTTCATCGAACTTGACCAGTTTTTCTTATACCAACATAGCGGGCAGTGGCATGCATACGATCGATATTGTTTCGTCAAGCCCATACCTGTACAGAAATCATACATCTTTAAGCCGTTCAAGGAAGAACCCTTGATGGGGGAGATGGTCTACCCCAACGACTACCTTGTCAGCAAGGGCGTGAATTCGGGTGACCTAGTGTGCTTTCAGCCTGAGAGCGAGTACGAGTTTGAGGTAGACGGAGAGAAGTTGTACAGGATATACGATCATCAGATAACAATTAAACTATGAATTTAGGGATATTAGACAACGTATTAATTGACCCAGAGAGATACATAAGGGAGATCCATAGTGGGGAGTTTATTGATGTGGTTGATGGGGACAGGGTGTTCCATAACATTCAACCAAGATCCAGCGTCGACATGTTCGCGCGTACAGCGATGGCCTATTTGGGTCCGGACTTCTACGTGACGTTTAATTTCGTTCGCAAGTCACCGCTTGGGCAGCAAGAACCGAACTTCATCCACACCGATGAGATGATGGGCGATGTTACCGCGATACTCTATCTGAGCAAGGACCACCCGAAAGAAGATGGCACTACCATCTATGACCAGGACGGTGAAAGGTCTTGCGTGTTGTATTCGAAGTTCAATCGCATGGTGATATTCGATTCTGAGTTGGCGCACTCCCGTAACATTTTTGAGAACTTCGGAGAGGGTGACGATTCAAGGCTCATCCAAGTTGCATTCCTAAAAAGCCAACCATGATAGACAACAAGGAAATCAAAATCAAGATCATCGAGGCGGGATATATTGCTGTTGAGAGGCTGATTAAGGTGGCTCAAGAGGATATCATAAAGCCGGGGGATGACGACGAGTTATCGGCTGACAAATTAAAGAACGCTGCGGCTACCAAAAAGTTGGCTATATTTGATGCATTCGATATTCTAAACCGCATCATTGCGGAGAGAGAGAACATCGACATGGTTGAGAGTGGCCCTAAAAAATCAGATTCTAAACGTGGTTTCGCAGAGAGAAGATCAAAATAGCCTGTACATTGAACTGAAGGACTACATTCCAAAGACGGTCTTGAACCACAAGAACGCGCTGAAGGGATGGCGTTACGGATACAATGAGCAGTACGACATGGTGATAATCTCCAAGAGCGGGCAGATCGGGCAGATCATGAAGATCTCCGGTCTCATCGTTGCGTTGCCACTGGCACCCGAGAAGGTGTACTCTCGCAGCAAGAAGATAGCCGAGCAGTATTGGGAGCGTCAAGAATATCCCAAGGAACTACAGCGCATTCAGTCAATCTTCCAATGGAACGAACTCCCCTCGGAGTTTAAGGATCGGTGGATTGATCATATCGAAAGCCACTACGACAGTCGTGAGCAAGGCTTTTGGTTTATGAACTATGGCGAACCCACCTACGTGACGGGGAGCCATTGGATGTACCTTCAGTGGTCTAGCATTGACGTTGGTTACCCCGACTACCGGGAAGCCAACAGGATATTCTTCATCTTTTGGGAAGCGTGCAAGGCAGACATTCGCTGCTTCGGGATGATCTACTTGAAGATACGTCGTTCGGGATTCTCGTTCATGTGTTCTTCAGAGGTGGTAAACATCGGTACGTTGGCACGAGATTCAAGGGTGGGCATTCTGTCCAAGACCGGTATCGATGCCAAGAAGATGTTCACCGACAAGGTCGTGCCTATCAACAGCAAGTTGCCGTTCTTCTTCAAGCCGGTGATGGATGGTATGGATAAGCCGAAGACTGAATTGGCATACCGAGTGCCAGCATCGAAGATTACCAAGAAGAACATGTACGATGTTTCGTTGGATGAGATTGATGGATTGGATACCACCATTGACTGGCGTAACACAGAAGAGAACTCATATGACGGGGAGAAGTTGTTGTTCTTGGCACATGACGAGAGCGCCAAGTGGGTAAAGCCTAACAACATCCTCAACAACTGGCGCGTAACCAAGACCTGTTTGCGTGTCGGTAGCAAGATTATCGGCAAGTGCATGATGGGTTCAACATCCAATGCACTGAGCAAGGGTGGTGACAACTACAAGAGACTATACGAAGATTCAAATGCAGCAATTAGAAATGCTAACGGACAGACTAAGAGTGGCTTATACAATCTGTTTATTCCGATGGAGTGGAACATGGAGGGCTTTATCGATCGATTCGGTATGCCTGTGTTTAGGACTCCTAGCAACCCGGTAAAGGGGGTTGACAACAACTGGATCAAGATTGGTGCCATTGACTATTGGGATGCGGAGGTTGCTTCGCTAAAGAACGACGCGGATTCGTTGAACGAATTCTACCGTCAGTTCCCACGCACAGAGTCACACGCATTCCGTGACGAGAGCAAGTCGTCGCTCTTCAACCTTACCAAAATCTACCAACAGATTGACTACAACGACTCGCAAGTGTTGGCCCACACGGTGACACGCGGGACGTTTATGTGGAAGGATGGCATCAAGGATACCAAGGTGCTGTTCGTCCCTGACAATAGAGGCAGGTTCTTGGTGAGTTGGGTCCCCGACTCCAACATGCAGAACAGCATGATCACCCGCAATGGGATCAAGTACCCCGGAAACGAGCATCTCGGTTCGTTCGGTTGTGACTCATACGATATTTCGGCCACCGTCGATGGGCGTGGGTCTAATGGTGCGTTACACGGGCTGACCAAGTACCACATGGACAATGCCCCCACCAACGAGTTCTTCCTTGAGTACATATCGAGGCCACCAACGGCGGAGATATTCTTCGAGGACGTGCTGATGGCATTGGTATTCTATGGTATGCCGGTGCTAGCGGAGAACAACAAACCGCGATTGCTATACCATTTGAAGAACAGGGGCTACCGAGGATACAGCATCAACCGACCCGACAAGTTGTACAACAATCTGTCCAAGACAGAACGCGAGTTGGGTGGTATACCAAACTCATCGGAGGACGTGAGGCAGTCGCACGCTGCGGCCATCGAGTCCTACATCGAGAAGCACATCGGGTTTGACTTTGAAGGGCGGTACAGAGACTCTGATTTGATAGGCACAATGCCATTCAATAAGACACTCGAGGACTGGGCAAAGTTCGATATATCCAACAGGACACGCTTCGATGCGTCAATCAGTTCGGGGCTTGCTATTATGGCAAATCAAAAACACCTATATTTACCTGAAAAAAAAGAATCAAAAATTAGCATTACTTTTGCAAGGTACTCAAACAAAGGGGATATAAGTGAAATCATTCGATAATGGCTTGCGTCTATAGACATATAAGGAAAGATACCAATATGCCATTCTATATAGGAATAGGCGTTGACACCAAAAGGGCGTATTCTAAAACTCATAGAAACGCTTATTGGAAGTCAATTGTATCTGCTTGTGACTATGACGTTCACATCTTGTTTGATGACATCGACTATGAATTTGCAAAGCAAAAAGAAATAGAACTCATTAGCCTTTACAAAAGGAAGTCAGATGGCGGAACACTATGTAATATCACATCAGGTGGTGATGGGGTGAGAGGTATCGTTCACAGCGAAGAGGCTAGATTAAAAATGGGTGAGCCTAACAAAGGCAAAACTATATCTCAATGGCATAGACAAAGAATATCAGAGTTCCACACAGGGAAGGTTGTATCAAAAGAGACCAGACAAAAAATGTCAAATAGCGTTTCCGGCGAAAAGCACCCTTCTTATGGGAAAACCGCATCCGAGGAGACTAAAGAAAAAATGAGAGCCTCTGCTAAAAGAGGTTCGGACAACAAAGCCTCCAAGTTGACAGAATCAAATGTAATCCAAATAAGAAGTCTCCACGTTGGAGGGCAAAGCCAAAGGACGATAGCAAGGCAATTTGGCGTGAGCAAAAATACAATCCGATGTATAATAAATAGAGAAACTTGGAGATACGTATAAAATGGAAGATATTAAAATTAACATATCGGCTACAGGATTTCCTGATCAGTTCGCCTCTGATCAAGAAAAAGCGTCGGCTGAATACGGCATACAAATAGGAGGCGCAATCCAGTACGAATGGTTCCGCAAAGACGGAAACCAATGTAGATACTATGGTCAGTGGAGAGACTTCCACAGACTCAGACTTTACGCTCGTGGTGAGCAGTCTGTGCAGAAGTACAAGAACGAACTCGCTATCGATGGCGACTTGTCTTACTTGAATTTGGACTGGACGCCAGTAC